CGGACAAGGCCAAAAATAGTCTGGCGGCTGTAGCGAAGCGCATCAGGTTGTTTGCGCATTGATGCGGAGATGCGCTTCCAGTCTTCGCGATCTCTGGCGATAACTTCATTTTTAGCCCAGCGAAGGATGCTGCCGTCAATGTTTCCGGCATCCGCATCACCAGGCCAGAGATAGTAGGCCAGCTCCCTGTCCAGGGTTTTCCATGTCTGCTTGTATTCGCGATGAATGGCGGCAGTTACAGGAGGGATTTTTTCTGCTGGGTTTTCAGTGTGCTGTCGGTTGGCTTTGGCGCGGGCAAGATCAACAACAGACGTGTATTTTCCAGTCTCTTTGCGCTCTGCGTCCTGCCGTTTTTTCCAGTTACGTAATTCAGCCTGAATTTCGGGCCATTTGGTACCCGGCTTACATTTGTGTTTAACCCATCCGATAGCGAACAGTTTGCGTTCCGGATACATAGCGTTAATTTCAGGCGTTTTCATCAGTGCTTCAACGATATGCCCGTCAAAGGTAGCCACGTCTTCTTGCAGTAATTCCTGCGCGTCAATCGCCATATCAACGGTGATGTTTTCACATGTACCGAACTTAACCAGGACCGCGTTCTGTACTTCAAGGGACAGCTTGTCAAAATTGACGTTAATAGGATCGGATTCTGGTTCGACCGGAATAAAGGAAGCGGATTCCTCATCCCAGCGGTTTTCCTGCATATATTCGGTATCCCAGGAGTCGATAGCAGGGCGGGGCATGCCGGGTTTATCTTCGCAGACAAGAAATTTATAAGCGCAGTCCTGAGCAGCAGGATATTGCTCCAGGAATTGCCAGGTAAATTTGGCACGGGCGCGGCGTTCATCACCGGCTTCAATGGCAGTGGCTACAGCAACTGCGCCCTCTTCTTTTATTGCCTGTTCGTCCGGAATGGCGGCGCAAATAAAGACTTTACTCATTTTGTTTTAACCTCATTACAGATTTAAGGGTGAACAAATCCCTGCCATTGCTGGCATATAAAAATGAAACCGGATATTAATTACGGTGCTGTTTTAAAGTCCTGCCGGTATTTCGTTATTATTAGTGTGAGTAGTTTTATCTACCGGATAACAGTTACCGGGAATTTTTTGTTCTGCTGCTGCAGCCATGCATTCTTTCATTGAACCGTATAAGCCAGTCACCAGCTCAAGAGATTCGCCGGAAACAAGATAAACTGTCAGAACGAGTGCAAATGTTGTATTCATTGTTTATATCCTTTTTGCAGCAGGTCCAGACGAGCCAGCATTGAAGGAATGCATACTTCATTTAACAGGTCCTGCTCGAGTTTTCTCTGCTTAATGGCGTCTTCAATAAATGTTTTGTCTCCAGTGATAACGCCAATTTCGAAACGAAGTTCAGACGTGCTGGCATTACATGATAACTTTTCCATTATCGCGTCCTCAACAATGAATTTTGTGATGCGGTGCCTAGTGCCTCCAGGTGACGTTAACCAGTTAACAATTAACGCCGGATACAGAGAATCCACCCATAACACTGTTTTTGGTTTTAACTGTTCCGCGTGCGCTGAGCCGCATTCACCGCATCACAAAATTCACTTTTAAAAAAGGGCGGCAGAGCAGTCACGGAGTAAAACTGATACTGCCAAATGTCACCAGAATATTGATAACAGAGGGCGTTGTAGCGGGGTTGTCACTTAAGCGTATGGTCAACCTGACAACCCGGTGTCCTCAACTGGGGAAGGAATAACCCCGCCATACTTACCGCCGCGCCATTTCGCGGATTGCCACAACCGGAAGCGCACGTTCGAAGAAATCTAACGACAAGCCTTCTAAGGGAAAGAGCTTCGCCGTACGCTTTCGCGTTGTGTGCCTGCTTTTAACCACGTCAGGCGAGGTGGTTTCCGTCGTTCCCCAACGACAGGAAATCTGTATAATCTGGATATCCCCAACAACAGGAAGGTGTTTTATATGGTGGTTCAAAAGAATTGTTCAGGTACTGGTAAGCCTGCGGACAGGTCGGACATTCCGAATACCAGGAAACATATACCTGAGAAAAACATTCGACCAAAACCATCTCCAGCTCCTTCAGAGGAGAGGGGGAACAGCAACAATCAAACAAGCAGGTGATGATATATGGACCGGGATGATATTCTTGACAGGGTTTTATATGGTTATTTTCTTGAACAACTATTCTCTGTAGCGACTGGTCGTCTCGATAAACTTCTCTCAGTGGTGAGTATTATCCTCGGTTCATCTGTCATTGGTGGATTTATTCCTGAAGTTTCTGGAGTTCTCATTGTTGTGATAGCAACCGTTCAAACGATTTACGGATTCGGACAAAAGTCAGGTAACGCAATGAGAAAATCCGCAGAATATCTGCAGCTTTATGATGATGCAGAAAAATATTCCGATTCGGAATTGAAAATGCAGTTAAAGCTCCTGGAAAAAACAGATGATAATATTTGGTCGTCGCTTAAAGATATCGCAATCTTAAAAACCCAGATCAAAATAGGAATCTCCGTAGAACAACAAGAGAAACTGTCTGCAAAATCCAAATTGATGCGATTCCTTTGTGGTTAGGAATACCCAGATTGTTAAAGAGCATGCCGGATGCTTACCCGTGTCCGGCGAACGTATTCCACTTCGCCTGTGGAGAACTCTTTAATTACTAACCTTCATCAGTCAGAGTTTCTTGCTAACCAGCGACGCGCGCCAGCTTCCGTTTTAAACGTTTTGCTTCTGGTAACGTCATCGCGGTGAACGTGCCGTCCAGGTTGGGGAATACTCCGCATACCAGAGATTCGTTGTTGCCAAGATTGAGCATATCCATGTTGACCTCATTTACCCTTAACGCCGGGTCGCGGAACTAAAAACCTGCTGCGCTGTTATACAAAGTGTTCCCGCCGTCATGTTCTTACGCCTCGGGCTGGCTACTTAACCCCTGACCACTGCCTGGTAACTCTAGGTATTGCCCTGCGTTCTGTGGGGCGGAGTGGGTTGGTAAAATCAGTTTATACAAAAATAAACTAAACAGTCAATATTTAACTTAACTCTTTGGCAAGAATAACCCCTCTTGAGAGGGGCTTAGGGGGATTAAGGTGTTACAGGGAACTGTCGGCGGGCGTGAACTACGTTAACAATTTCAATGCCTGAAATTGTCACGCGGTACAGAATGATGTAATTGGGGTGAGCTACAATTTCACGCAAACCAGGCACTCTGTCGCTTGGCGGGTATAAATACGGATGTTCAGATAATGGCAGGACGCAAGTCCTTAAGCGTTTCCACAAACGTTCTGCCGCATCTATGTCAAAACGTGCAATATAGCTGGTTATATTATCTAGGTCGGCATCTGCGCTTTCGAGCCATAAAACCGGTAACATTTACTGTTTGCTCCGTTCCTTGCGCATGTTAGCAAAGCGTTCAGCCATTCTGCGTTCAACTTCGTCATGGGGAATGGCTGGACGTGGATCAGCAAGGCTTGCGGCCACTTTTGCACGCAGCCATTCGTTATAACTATTTTCTTGCTCGACGGTTTCAAATTCAGAAACCATTGGTGAAAGGGCCGTGTTCATGGTGAACCTCGTCTTGTAAGTGCTGGTAATCCTGCCTAGGAACTTTTTGTTGTGCTGCTAGCCACTTTGCAACTATACGATCCATTGTCTCTTTTTTCTCTTTCATATCTTTAAGCATTTGCTGTTGCTCTTCCTCTGGAAATGCCTCAAATGTTTGAAGTAGTTCCTTTTGCGTAGGGGTTATTTTTAATATATCCTGTGCCCTGTCCTTATTTTCTTCATTTAATGGTAAGAAAAACCAATACTGAGGAAATCCAGTCACATCAGATAGTTTATCTAGGTTGGCTGCTGTAGGGCTTGAGATGCCACAAGCCCACCTTTGGACGGATTGTTGAGCAATACCAATTCTGCGCGCAAGTTCTGCTTGGCTCCAGCCTTTTGCCAATAGAAGCATCTTAATTCTAAGAGCACTAATTTCGAGTACGCCCATCTGATATCTCTTGTTTTAGTAAGTATCCCGTCAGGCTCGGCGACCCTGCCGCGCCAACCAACGTGCAACAAGATCTTCCATTGCCTCTTTTTTGTTTCTTAGCTCTTTTATGATTTCCTGCTGCTCAGCGTCAGGAAAAGCACTAAATATTTGCAACAATTCCAATTGGTTAGGCGTTAATGCCATAGTTCTTGATGACGGAGATTCTGTTGTATCTTCAGGTTCCATATCAAGATACCCCCCAGGCATCCCATATGTTTGCTCAATACGTCTAGCTGCCTTTTCGCCAAACGTAGCTTTACCGCTCATTAACTGAGATAAGTAACTTTTCTCTTTAGGCGGCAAAGTCCTGTCTTTGAACCACTCTTTGAGGCGTAAACGCCGAATCTCTTTTGTTTCCATACATGCATTATCTTTAGTAATCGCAAAACAAGCAAATGCTTGACTGGTTTATTTAGTTGCGAATAAACTCTTGCTTGTTCTAAATGTGCTGAGATAAAAATTATGACGCTAAAGGAATTCATCAAATCATTAAAAACTGGAGAAGCAAAAAAATTTGCGACCAATCTTGGTGTGTCTCCGTCTTTCTTGTCCCAAATGGCATCTGGAACTTCACCTGTGTCTCCTGTTCGTGCGTTGATGATAGAAGCAGAAACTGGGGGACATGTTACAAGACGAGAATTGAGACCTAATGACTGGGAGCTTATATGGCCCGAATACACGGGAATCACGTCCCCTTCACGTCACAAATATGAACTTAACACCAAAAAGGCTGATGGAGGTTGATTCATGAAAATCAAGCATGAGCACATCCGCATGGCGATCAATGCTTGGGCCTATCCGGACGGTGAGAAAGTTCCTGCAGCTGAAATAGCCCGGACTTATTTCGAACTGGGGATGACGTTCCCTGAACTGTACGACGATACTCATCCAGGCGCTCTGGGTCTTAATACCCAGAAGATTTTCCGCTGGGTAAAGAAAGATACTCCTGATGCCGTTGAAAAAATGCAGGCTCTGTTACCAGCTATCGAAAAAGCAATGCCGCCTCTGCTGGTGGCCCGAATGCGCAGCCACAGTTCCGCTTATTTTCGGGAGTTGGTAGAGACGAAGGAACGGCTGGTGAAAGATATTGATGATTTCGTTGCATCAGCGATCGTTCTGTTCGATCAGATGAATCGTGGTGGCCCGGCAGGAAACACTCTGGCTGTGCATTAATTGGGTAATAAATATGAGTAATGACAAAAAATTGACACTGAGCGTTTACGAAAACAGTCCGCACATCTGGCGTGGCGGTTTATCTGATGTGGAGCTGGCAGAGTGGTTGATACATAAAGCTAATGCGCTGCTCTGGCGTTTGTCAGCCAGAGAACAGCGCAAGGAAACCAGAATAAAGCTGGCTGATGCAGAAGCGTGTGCCGGGCTTATTGAGGATTATACAAATCTTGGTATTTCTTCAGCAGAGAGTGATCCCATTCAGCCTCTGAGCAGGGAGTCAATCCAGCACGCTGGTTGTATGGCACATCTTGTAACTGCTCGTCAACATGAGGTGGGTATTGGATCACTTCCGGTGGGATATTCGATGATTCCAGAGCTGGTTGAAGCAAGAAAATCAGTTCAGAAAAAGAGAGATGACGCACTTCAATTATTGAGAGAGCACTATGGCGCGATACCAGAATGCGAACAGCGTCGATACCCTGAAGGTTATGAATGGATGCAGTCTCTTTTTGAAGTTCGCTAATCAATATGTCGAGACGAAGGTATGTTTCGGCGCGCAGCCAGGCTCTGTAATCCGGGAGCATTTCGGGGCTGTTACACCAGCGGTTTGTTGCTGCAACATTTAATACATGAGCCTGATAAAGGCTTTTCAAAAAATACATGTCGAACCTCCTCTGGTTCTGTCGATTGGGAACCACAGATTATATCCGGAGGAAGGTTCGGCACCAGATGAGGTAGCCATGCGTGATTACGCAAAAGTTTCTCCGCGATTCTGGCTGGGAGAAACGGGGAGAGAACTTAGAAAGGCGGGTGCAGAAGCGCAAGTTGTTGCTTTTTACCTGATGACATCCCCTCACGCAAATATGCTGGGTTTGTATTACCTGCCAGTTTTATACCTTGCTCATGAAACCGGGCTTGGTCTGGAAGGGGCTTCAAAGGGGCTTCAAAGGGGCTTAAAAGGGCTGTTGAAGCTGGTTTTTGTAGCTATGACCATGATGCAGAGATGGTCTGGGTCCATGAAATGGCAGCCTGGCAGGTTGGGGAAACGTTGAAGCCTGGCGATAACCGTTGTGCAGGTGTCAGGAATGAGTATGCATCATTACCTGAAAACGCTTTTCTGTCAGTGTTTTACGACAGATATAAAACGGATTTCCATCTGGATGTGAGGCGGAATAATAGCCGAAATTCGGTAAGGGGCTTCGAAGGGGCTTTTAAGGGGCTTCGAAGCCAAGAACAGGAACAGGAGCAGGAGAAAGAACAGGAACAGGACAAAAACACTATGGTTCATGGCAAAAAAAACACCACGAACCAGGCAGGGGATGTTCAGACCGTCAATCCTGGTCAGCCAGCAGGCACGACACCGGAAGCCGATTCAGCGTATGCGCTGAAAGCCGATTCGGGCGCTGTGCAGCAGGTGATGACCGCAGGGTCGGAGCAATCACACCAACTGCAGCAGCCTGAAGCCGATTCCGCCATTCAGCGGGAAGCCGATCGGGTAGTCCCGGAAAGCACCGGGCAGTCTGTGGGACGAGTGGATTATCCGGATGTGTTCGAACAGGTCTGGCGGGAATACCCGTTGCGTGCTGGGGCAAACCCGAAGAAATCCGCTTTCAGTGCCTGGAAGGCCAGATTGCGCGAGGGGGTGCCACCAGAGACCATGCTGGATGGTGTGAGGCGTTACGCGAGATACCTGGCGGCGACCGGGAAAGCGGGAACGGAATTTGTTCAGCGAGCGACGACGTTTTTTGGGCCGGACCGGAATTTTGAAAACCCCTGGTTGCTCCCGGTAAGCGGCACGAACAACCAGCGTTGTGTGAATCATATTTCTGAACCGGATACCGAAATTCCGCCGGGATTCAGGGGGTGATGTGGCATGAAAAACATTGCGGCAGCCGGGGTTCTTGAACGTATTCGCAGACTTGCACCACAGGCGTCGGTTCCACCGTACCGGACGGTGGAGGAGTGGCGGGAATGGCAACTTGCTGAAGGACGAAAACGCAGCGAGGAGATTAACCGCCAGAATCACCAGTTGCGGGTGGAAAAAATCCTGAATCGTTCGGGCATCCAGCCTCTGCACAGCAAATGCTCGTTTGCGAATTATCAGGTGCAGAACGACGGGCAAAAATACGCGCTGAGCCAGGCCAAATCCATAGCTGACGAACTGATGACCGGGTGCACGAATTTTGTGTTCAGCGGTAAAACCGGCACCGGGAAAAATCACCTTGCAGCGGCGATGGGTAACCGGCTGATGGCGAAGGGGCGCAGCGTGATTATCGTCACCGTGTCTGATGTCATGAGCGTGTTGCATGACAGCTACGACAACGGCAAATCCGGGGAAAAATTTTTACAGGAGCTTTGCAGTGTTGATTTGCTGGTCCTGGATGAAATAGGCGTTCAGCGGGAGACGAAAAACGAGCAGGTGGTATTACACCAGATAATTGATCGCCGGACAGCATCACTGTGCAGTGTCGGGATGTTAACAAACCTGAATCATGCCGCAATGAGTACACTTCTTGGTGAGAGGATTATGGACCGTATGACCATGAACGGTGGTCGATGGGTGACGTTTAACTGGGATAGCTGGCGTCCAAATGTCAGCAATATGAGGGTTGTGAAGTAATTTTGTCCGGAGGAAATTTTAATGGAAACCGTATCTGACGCACTGAAAGCACTGAAAAAAGCCTCTTCACATGTGGTGGCAGCTCGCCTTGGAATCAGTCGTGAAGAGGCTGTCAACGAGCTGTGGGAACTCAAAAGAAATGGCGTCGTTGATAAAACTGGTCACACCTGGTTTCTGGCTGGCGAAGGTGAATCCCGGGTAACCGAAGAGCGGCCAGTAAAATCTGAAGCACAGGATATGCTGACCGGGGGGGGCGAACAAAAAGTTACCGCAGACATGATGATTGAGTTTATCGGTCAGGATGGGGCTAAAACCTGTGAAGAAATAGCGGGTAAGTTCGGTGTCAGTACTCGCAAGGTTGCTTCCACGCTGGCGGTGGTAACCGCAACGGGGCGGCTGGCACGCGTTAATCAGAACGGTGGATTTCGTTACTGCATGCCGGGCGATAATTTACCAGCAGAGCCGAAAGCCGCGCTGGTAACGGAAAGTGATGGTAAGGCCTTTCCTCAGCCAGCAGGTGCTGCGTTACCAGTCCGGGAAGCCGCAACACAGGAAGAAATTAAAACAGAAACTGTGGCGGACATTGTGCAGCCGTTGCCATCGTTTACCGAAACGCAAGCAGATGAGCTGATTTTTCCGTCCCTTCGCAGGGCAAACCTGGCGCTGCGCAGGGCGAAAAGTGATGTTCAGAAGTGGGAGCGAGTCTGCGCCGCGCTGCGGGAGCTGAACAAG